CGGCATCGAACCCGCCGACCGCGCCGCACATCACTTACGAGTTCGCCGAGGCACTCCCCGGGATGACCTATCTGCAGCTCGCCATCCAGCACGTCAATCACTGGGCCGGAACACGTCCGGCCGCCATCTAAAAGGAGATCCCATGGACAAGATCGTTAGCCTGCTCGCGCCGAAGGTGCGCCAGTACCTCTACACCGTTACCTCGGCGATCCTGGCGCTGCTCGTCGCGCTCAAGGTGCTCGACCCCGAGCTGATCCCGCTGGGCCTCAACCTCGCCGCCGCGTTCCTCGGCCTGGGCGCCAGCACCGTCGCCGCGCTGGCCGTCACGCAGCAGCGGAAAGATGGCACTCTGCCATGACCGGATGGTTCAACCCCGACGGTTGGGTCGATCTGGTCTCCCAGATCCTCCTGATCGTCGGCGGTCTGGCCATCGCGATCGTGCCTAGCTGGATCGCAGCACGGTCGCACCGGTCCATCACCCGGGTTGAGTCGCAAGTCGCCAACGGGCACACCACCCCCATGCGGGCCGACCTCGATCGCGCAATCCAGGCGATCGAGGCGCTCGCCCATGATGTTCACGGCCTACGCCGTGACCTCGCCGACGAAGAAAATCGTCGGCGCGACCACATCGCCGAGCTGCGCGATGAGGTCAACCGCAAGCTCGGCCGCCGCGCCGGCTGACACACCAGAGGAGTTCCACTCCCCATGTCCCTGTCCGATCGAATTCGCTCCGCTCAACCCGACGCAAACCTCTCAAACCGCGGCTGCCGATCCTGCATGTGGTTCGCCGACCAGCCACCGGAGACCCGGGCGCTGATCGACGAGTGGATCGACGGCGGTCACTCAGTCCTGCAGCTCTGGCAGATCATCAGCAAGCCCGATCCCGACGACCCCGACTACGTGCCGCTGGCCATCTCCGATACCGGCTGGCGCAATCACGTTCGGAATTGTCGTGGCACTGAATAAGCGCATTGCACGCAAGTTCCACGAGATGCGCGAAGGCGTCCGCAATAAGATCCTAATCCTTGACGTCGAGCGGCTGCCCGGGATCACCACGCAATACTGGTGGGATCGCGGCGATCTCAAGAACCGCTATATCCACTACGAGAGCGTCGTGCGCACGCCGCGCACCACGATCGTCTGCGCGAAGTGGTACGACTCTGCCGACGTAATTCAGCTAGCCGAGTGGGACAGCGGCGGCCGCAAGAAGTTTCTTAAGAATGTTCACCGTCTGATGCAGGATGCCGACATCATCGTCGGGCACAACCTCGACAACGCCGACGTGCCCTGGCTGGCCGGAGATCTCTACATCGAGGGCGGCCTGCCACCGCTGCCGCCCTTCAAGACCGTCGACACCCTCAAGGTTCTGCGAAAGCAGTTTAAGTCCGGCGCACCGTTCAAGAGCCTTGACGCGTTCTGTCAGATCGCCGGCATCCCGGCCAAGACCGACCGGTACGACCGCGACGCCATGGAGCGCGCCGTGAACAAGTCGGTCGAGGACCGTGAGCGCCTAATCGCTTACTGCAGCGGCGACGTGATTGCCACGCAAGGGCTTTACGACTTCCTGCGTCCCTGGATCAACAATCACCCGGCGCTATTCGTCGACGGCAAAGACAGCATGACGACGTGCCACCGCTGCGGCCACGACACCACGCCGATCGCCAAACGCTACGTCGCCAACGTGCTCACCTACGCCATGCGCCGCTGCAACGAGTGCGGCGGGCACTCGCGCATCAGCATCGAGCCAGAGCGGCTCAGCATCGTGCGATCGGTCTGACCGTGTCGCACTCTAGGTCTCGCGCTCGAGGATCGGGATCCAGTCGTCCCACCTTGACGCCGGCTCCGCACCACCGGAGCCGAGGCACGCAGGGTAGGGCTGGCCGACCTCCTGCGCGCCGGCGAAAACTCAGACCGGCCGACCGCGCCTGGATCACCATCGCCCTCGGCGTCGTCGCCTACGAGGCCGCCGCAGCCGCGAGCAAGTGGGAGCTACTCAGCGAGGCGTGCGACCGCTACCGCGGGCACCGGCCGATCCTGACGTGCGCGCTCGTCGTCTACCTCGCGGCACACCTCACCCGGGCGATTCCCCGATCGCTCGACCCGCTCTATCTGATCGGAACGGCGGCATCACGATGATCGACATCGAGAGCAAGCTCCGCGCAGCGATCCAGGCCGTGCTCGACGCCGACGACTCCGAGGGCTGGAGCCTGGCGCAGTTCACCGTCGCCATGGGAGTCGAGCGAATCGGTCCCAACGGTTTAATCGAGTCGGCCTCGTGGCTCTGGTCCCCGCCGGAGCAAGCCGAGTGGATGACCGCCGGACTGCTCGAGGCCGCGATCGAGCTGCGCGCCTGCGCCGAGCTGGAGGACTGATGGTCACGATCATCTCCGACGTCCTGACCGCCGAGCAGTGCGACCGGGCGCTCGACACGATCGCCTCGCTGCGCTTCCAGCCGGGCGCAAAGACCGCTGGATGGCACGCTCGGCTCGTCAAAGACAACGAGCAGGTCGATCGTATGCAGTCGGCCTACGCGGCGCTCAGCACGACGATCAGCCAGGCGATCATGGCCAACGCCGAGTTCGCCTCGGCCTGCCGGCCGCGCTACATGACCAAGCTGCTATTCAGCCGATACCGCGACGGCATGGAGTACGGCACGCACGTCGACGAGCCGGTGATCCAGGGCTACCGCACCGACGTGAGCTTCACGCTATTCCTGGCTGACCCGGCAAGCTACGACGGCGGCGAGCTGATCATGGAGACCGGCCGCGGCGCCAGCTACAAGCTCGACCGGGGCGCGCTCATCGCCTATGACTCGACAAGCTTGCATCGGGTCGCGCCGGTGACCCGAGGGGAGCGGATCTGCGCGGTCGGCTGGGCGCAGTCGCGAGTCCGCGATCCCGGGCACCGCGAGATCCTGCACGACCTCGACACCGCCAGCCGTGCGCTGTTCAAGCGCGAAGGCAAGACCCGCGAGTTCGATCTCCTAGTCAAGTCGAATGCCAACCTAATGCGCATGTGGGCCGACGGATGAGCGAGGACGAGGATTCGGTCACCATGATCGAGATCAGCATCAAGCGACTCATGACGGCCGAGGGCCGCCTGGCGGTCGCGATCCGGCTGCCAAGCCACTACAACGGCGTCGAGGTGCTGGGTTTGCTGGAAACGGCCAAGGTTCACGTCATCGGCGAGATGCTCCGCGACTAATCCTAAAAACTTTTGGAAAAGTGTTGACCACTAGACAATCGCGTGTATAGTTCTAGACATGAGCAACCAAACAGTAGCCCGCACCGACGTCCTCGCCGCAGCCCAGAAGCTGGTCACCCGCGGCTGGAAAGCCGACCACATGGGATTCATCTTCGACCCCGCCAAGCCGGGCGAGCGGCTCGGTCCGATCCAGATCAAGACTACCGGCAAGAAGCGCCGCACCTACGCCGTAATTAACTTGAGCAGCACCATCGGCGAGCAGTTCAATACCGCAGAAAGCATCGCGGCCGGCGAGCTGTACGGCACTCTTGAGGTACACGACTTCTGGACTGGCGAACTGATCAACAGCGATCACGCAGGCCGCGTCGAAGCTCTCATGGAGACCGCCAAGCAGATCGAAAAGGGCGCCAAGTGAGCGCGAAAGAGCGCCAGCTCCTGGGCGACCGGATCAGGGCGGCTCGGGATGAGCTTGAAGGTGCGATTGCTTACGCGGAACTACAGGCCCGCAACGATTACGCAGCCGGAGACGTGACCGAAGTGCAGATGGCCGCAGACTTCCAAGTTAACCGGCTGACGATCCGCCGGTGGCTCGGCAAGTAATCGGGGTCTTGACACCGTCAAGACTGACCGGAGTATTCCCAGGTCATTTCATGTTCTGAAATGTCGGTATTGGCAGGCCAGATATGCCATGACCTGCACAAACACCTAACACGTTACAGGTTCGAATCCCCTTAGCTCCACCAGGAAGTACCAGGTCAGAGGCCTAGACACACTCAACCGGAGGCCGCGTCAAGACCGCGTCAAGACTAACCGGTGCTATCGTCTGCCGATGGCCTCAGTTCGCACCCGCACCAAAGCCGACGGCACGTCGTCGTGGTCTGTGCTTTTCGTCATAGACAAGCGCCAGACGAGCGTCACGTTCAGCGAGGAATCCGACGCCCAGAAGTTCAAGGCGCTCGTCGACACGGTCGGCGCTGCACGCGCAATGAGCGCCTGGGGCATCGCCGATACGGTCCGCGCTGCACCGGTGAGCGACTACACGCTGACCGCGTGGCTGACCCGCTACATCGACCAGCTGACCGGCTGCGAGCAGCTGACGATCGACAACTACCGGCGTTACGCGCGCGACCTGACCGCCTTCTTCGGCGAGCTGCCGCTGGCCGCGCTCGAGGCCGACGACATCGGCCGGTGGATTAAGTACCTCGAGACGATCAACAAGCCCAAGACGATTAGCAACAATCACGGCTTCTTGTCGGCTGCACTGGCCGCGGCCGTGCCGACGCAGATCCCCGCCAATCCCTGCGCGGGTCGTCGCCTTCCGCGCGGCCTGGGCGACGATGACGAGATCCGAATGCTGACCCGCGAGGAGTTCGATCTGCTGCTC